GCAAAATGCTTAGTCGAACATCACCCCCTCTTGTCCCGTCTCAGCAAGGTAGTTGGTCCACTCGACCCGACTGAGCCCCAGTACCCACTCCGCGGCGGGCGTGAGTGAGTAGGTGAAGCCGGTCATCGCCGTCGTGAACGAACCGCCGAGTGACGCACCGTTCGGGAGGTCCTTCCTGGGTGTGTGCAGGCTCAACACAGCCCTCCTATCGACACGGGACCCGCTAAGGGCCCTGAGCGTCGCCAAGATGGACTCGTCGCTCCGGTCACCAAACACCGCCAGTGCCGTGTCCTCGAGAACCCTCTTGTTGGCGTGCGTGAGCGTCGCTCCCCCAAGGTCCACGTTCTGCGCCAGGTCGACGCTCGTGAGCATGTCGAAGACGATCGGATCAGTTCCCATGTGGTCAGCCATCAGCGCGCGCACGTAGAGCTTGTCTGTGACTGGGTCGTGGCGCGGGCGCCCGGCGAGCTTCGTGAGGACCGACTCGTGCGACCTAACGATGATTGGCCCGTGCGGCGTCATGACGACCCCCCGGGAGCAGAACCTTGCGCGGCCAATCTCATTGCTGACCCACGTCTCCTCGACCTTCATCTTCATCCCGAACCGCGAGAGGAATTCGGCGTGCTTCACCTTGTCGTAGACGAGGCCGAACCTGGAGAACAACTTGGCGGAGAAGATCTGGTTGTCCCCATAGGAGGCCAAGCGCCCCTCGATGAAGTCCTCCAGTTCCTCAACCGCAAAGTCGATCGTGTACGCCGTCTCGTTGTCCACTCGATCAAGCAGGTGGCCAAGGATCAACAGGTTGTTCGCGGTGGTGTTGATGAGTGACGTGTAGAAGGAGCCACTGGGCATGCACCCGAACATGTGCACCAAGTACCCCGACGGGTGCTCCACAAGCTTGTGCTTCAACTGCCTCCTCGCCGCCTTCGCCATGAGCGCTCTGGTAGCCGCCGCACTGGGGGATAGGTGGGACTTGTCGACAGCGAACTCAATGAGGTCGAACGACTCCTCCAACAGCACCTCCGGCATGTTGGCGTCCCACTTCTCGATATCGGACATGACCAGCGGCTCGTCCTCGGGGCAAGTGAACCCTGTCCCGAAGGACTTCGAGACGATATTGAGGAACTTGTCGGCCTTACCTCGCCCTGGGCCGAAACCGGGCCCGTGAGTCGGGTCGTGCTCCTGAAGGAAGTGCGAGATGTCGTGGTGCAGGAACACGCCGAGGGCGTAGTTGATCGGGGAGACGTTGAATATGAAACGCGGCACAGGCGCCTCCCTCTTGCCGTCCCTGACCTTGGCCGCCTTGGCCTCCCTCTTCCCGAAGGTGAGAGTCGGCTGCATGTCCTGGTCCACCCACCCCGGGATGGTCCTCCCGCGTGCCGCCCTCGAGCCGGCCACAGCGTACCTGTTGAGCGATGCCGACATCGTCGCCACGAGGCGGGGGTCCTTCTTGTCCGTGGCACCGTATGCACGATACTCACCGGGAGAGCCCTTGTTGACCATCTTCACGAGCTCCTCAGGCTGCGCACTATCCATGGTCCGAGCTCGGACACCGAGACCCTTCTTACGCCAGAACTGGATGAGGGTCTCACGGGCACCCCTGATGGCGCGCCTGGTCCCGACGTCCACGGTGCGCGTGCGCTCGTGCACGTACTCC